TTACGATAACGATTCATAACATCTTTGAGATATTGTTCTGCTTTTACCTTTGGTAAATTGCCAACATCAATGTAGAAAATTCTACGCTCTGGTGCCCTTGAGACACGATAGATTACAAGAGAATCTTCAATCATACGCAACTGATTGACAGGTTTGATGGCTTTATGTAAATAAGATAATACATTTCCACTATTACCATCAATTAAACCGGAAGGAACATAACAAATAGAATCTGGTGAAATTTTAAGACCTTGACCACTACTACCACCAGTAGCTAAACCAGCGGCACCTAATCCCTTTTCATTATAAATGAAAAATTCGTCAACCTTTTTAATTTTATTAACACCAGTTTTTGGGTCTTTTTCTTTATGAACTTTTCTTACTTTTTTAATCTTTGTAGCATCAATATATCTAAGTTCAGTTATGCCTTTTCTGGGTTGTTTAGTATCAACAATTTTATGATAGTAAATTCTTCCATCAACATACCATCTTCTAAAAATATCATGACCTTTTTGTTCAAATTTAAGAAGCCGCAATACTTCTGCAAATTCTTCTCTAATTCTATTTTTTATTTTTGCTGGATAGGGAATATTGTCCAATACAATCTGAACAGATATATCAGATTCATTAGCAACAATACCTTCATTTACGATATCTTCAATTGCTGTGTCGCATTCTGTTTGCTGTGCGATATCACGATAACGTCTAATTAAATCTAAATTAGTCCGTTCTTTGCCATCAGTATTCAGTTGCGAACTAAAAAATCCACCGCCAGCAATATCTATAGCGCCGTCATCAGAAGTGGGAGCGGTGAAAGATGTTCCCCCCTCTTCTTTTTTTCTATTTATTTTAAAACCAAATAATTCGGCCATAATAACTCCTACTAATCCTTATATTTAGTAGGTTTAAAACTAGAAGTTAATACCAGAAGCTTCAAAGTGTTGATATCTCCAAGTACAATCAAATGTCTCGATTGCGTCTGCACCCTCTGCTGTCAAATCAATTTGACCTAATCCAATTGGCCAAGCATTACGGAAAATATATGACTTGAGAACTGTATCATCACGATCTAATTGCTCGACTGTCAAATCTGCTTGATAATCTGTAAGTGCAACAACACCTTCGGCAGTGGCAAGATTGTTAATGCCATTCATCCACAATTCCAATGAATTACGAATTCCAAAGTCTGTATCATTTAAGAATGTCGTTGTCCAAGCATCATCGAATGTACGATCACCAGCAATAAAAATCTGTCTTCCTCTGAATGGAATAATAATTGGATTTAAAGTCTGCCCAGGCAGTGCTGAAGCCCTACATAAAAAAGAGGACCGACGAACATCTAAACCTGTAGCAATACCAGTTGGTGGAGTAATTGTCACCTTAAACTGGTTAGCTCTGGCTCCACCGCCGATTAGGTTTGCTTTAAAATCATCTATGCTTGCCATGTTAAGTTACTCCTTAAAATTAGAATCTACCAACTACTTCTTCAAATTCCACACCAGTACGAACCGCTACGAAATTAAGTGTAATAAAGTTAATTGATCTTGCTGGTTTGATATAGATATCGCCAATGAATTCATTCCTATCTATAACCTCTCCAGTGTTATTTGTATCATCACAGACTACTTTAAAGTCAAATATACCTCGGCGTCCTTGAACATCTCGCAAAAA